ACGAACATGGAAAAAAACAAAAAGTTGGTAAAAGTAACTTAGTTCTCTATAAAGGTCGAGAGTGGATAGCTTCTAGATTATGTAACAAAATAAATGATGATATTAACCAAGTTCCGTCTGAATTTATAAGTTGGTTTGGATTAGGAAATGGTGGAGCTCCAACTAGTGCTCCATTAGCTCCAGCCACACCTACAAATGATTTAGATAGTTTATCAAATGAAATTCCTTTTCATGCATCAGATTCAAGTTGTGCTGATCTTAGGAGTGGACAGTATTATAAACACCCTTTTGATACAATAGAATTTCAAAAGGATAGTTTAAATGAGGATAGTTGGTTAATATTAAAAATTACGACAACAATATCAGTAGATCATGCTAATGGATATAATTTGAATGAAGCAGGATTATATACATCTACTAGTAATGTTGGTGGGCACGGTGGTCCATTTAATATATTTAGTATAGTTACATTTCCTAGTATTGTAAAAGATGATACTAGACAGTTAGTATTTTATTGGTATTTATATTGCTAATAAAAATAGATTAAAAAAGGTTAATTTAGAGATACCTCCAAAGGATTTTCAAACACACTGTAGAGCGGAAAATGACTAAAAAACAATTTAATATGAATCCGTTATAAGGAGGAAAAATTATGGCAAGTCCAATATCACCAGGTGTATATACTACAATAACTGACTTAAGTAGTTATGTTGGTGCTGTACCAAGCACTATTGGTTTGATTTGTGCTCTCACCAAAAAAGGTGAAGACAACGTTTTAAAATTTATTGGTGGAAGAGCTGAATTTATTTCTGAGTATGGAAAACAATACGGACAAGGTATGTATTGTGCATATAATTATCTTGGAGAGTCTGGTTCATTATTTTTTATCAGATGTATGCCAGATAATGCAGCATATTCAAATGTAAGAATTAGTGTAGATTTAGCAGCTACTGATTCTACAGCTACTGTTTCTTTAGATTATATAGATTCAGTGGATATTAATAGTATTTATGAAATAAGATCAAAATTAGCTTCTACTGGAGATAGTCATCCATTATGTATTCTATATCCAATTGGTAGAGGTGAATATTATAATGCTATTAGTGTAAGATTAACAGCTCATGCTAACCCAATGTTAGATGGTATTTATGTACTTGATGTATATGAAAAACAAGCAGATGACTCAGAAACTATTATAGAATCATTTGAAATATCATTTGATCCTAATACAAGAGATAATTCTGGGGATTCTATTTGGATCCAATATGTTCTTAATAATTATTCAACTACTTTAAGATGTGAAATGACTACTGATGGAGATGAAATTATGTCTCCTGGTTATAATACAATGATTAAAGTATATGATAAAGAAATAGGAACTGTTTCTGTTAATAAATCTAATGGATCAGCATCATTAACAGATTTAAAACAAGATTTTGTTGACTGGGCATCTACATCATACCCATATACTTATTGTATAGAAGCTACTGACCAACGTGGTAATAAAATACATGGTTGGTGTGGTGCTATAAATGTTGAAGAAGATAGTATTGAAGTTTATAATAGTAGACTTACTGGTGGTGCTAAAAATTGGATTGGTGATACAGTAGCATTTGATATTACTGGAGAAATTACTTATACAATTAAAAAATCAAATACATTAGTATCAACAGCATTTGATTTTGATGAACCTGTTCCATTAAAGAAAGGTTCTGATGGTTCTTTATTAGATGCATCCGGAGATTTAAATACATCTGGACTTGGTGGAGCAACTAATCTATTATCTCAAGGTTATCTAGGTCAATTAACTAGTAAAATTGATGGTAGTAGTTCAGTTGATGAACTTTTAGACCAAGAAAATATATACTTTTCAATTGTATATGATTGTGGTTATCCAACCGATGTTAAAACTAGTATTTCAACATTAGTTCAAACTAGACGTGATTGTGTGGCAATTATGGATAATGGTGATAATTCATCATATAGTAATTCAATTGCTAAACGTACAGATGTTCATACATTTAATAATTATTTCTGTGCAATATATGAAGAATATAATAAAGTATATGATTCATTTACTGGACAAGATGTATGGTTCTCACCAGTATATCATATGTCATATCTATTACCAAGAACTGATAATGTATCTGAGGTTTGGTTTGCTGCAGCTGGTTTTAATAGAGCTTCTATTGATACAATTAAAGAGTTAAGATTTAATCCAAGATTAGGTCAGAGAGATCAAATGTATCTAAAACAATTGAATCCAATTGTTAAGTTTAATCCAGGCTATGTTAACTGGGGGCAATTGACTTCTCAAGCTAAACCAAGTGCATTGCAAGATCTAAATATTGTAAGACTTGTTCTTTATTGTAAACGCGCATTAGAACAATATTGCCGTTTCTTTATTTTTGAACAAAATGATCAAATTACTTGGTCTCAAGTATCAGGAGGAATAGTAGCATTTCTTGATGATATTAAATCAAGAAGAGGTCTTTATAGCTTTAATGTTGATGTCGGAGCTACTGCTTATGAAAGAAAAACTAAAACTTTCCATGTAAATATTACTTTAGAACCTACTAGAGTAGCAGAAAAAATTAGTTTAAATTTCTTCATTAAATAATTAGTAAACAGGGAATAGGATAAGTAAAAGTCTCCTATTCCCTGTATTTTCCGTATACAGGCTGATATGGTATTTTAATAAGAACATATATTAAATCTATAAGTAAGTAGATAAAATTTATTAATTTAGGAGGAAGTTATGAGTTTAATAGAATATGATGAATCAGTTGAAAGTTTGAAGGAAGCGTTTAATACATTTACAGAATTGGCAGAAGGCGGAAAAGATGGTAGAGGAAGTAAAACTAAAGCATTGCAAGCGAGAAAACTTAGTATGCAATTAGGTAACCAACTCAAGGATTTCCGAGCACTTTCTATTTCAAATGACAAAGCAAAATAAGTTTATTATTAACTCCCTATCTTTAGATAATATCAACGGGTAGGGAGTTTGTTCCGCTAACATTTTTGTTAACTAGTTGAGATAATATTTAGAACAAAATATAAAGAATACATTAATCAGGGTTGATTACCTGATAATCCAAAATAGGATTTAAAAAACTAGAAAACACAATAATGTGGAGGAATTAGATATGGCTTTAAAACATGCTTTTTCAAATGTTAAAGATAATTTACTATCAAGACGTTGGGGCGGACACTCTACTGGAGTAGCAGATCCATATGTTACTGGGTATCATCACATTTGGTTTGATCGACTACCAACTATTTCAACAAAATCAGAAATGGCTTCAGGTGACATTATTAAAGGTGATATGCAAAAAATATTAGCAGCAACATGTACAGGTGTAACACCTCCAGGCGGAACACTAAATAAAATTGAGTTCACTGGTCTTGGTGGAGTCAAATGGGCAGTTCCTGGAAATCTTGATTATGGTAATTCAATTTCTATAAAGTTCCAAGAAATGCAAGGTTTACCAGTATCAATGATTATGCACAACTGGATTAAACTAATGAGAGATTATAGAACTGGTGTTTCTAATCTTGACGATAAAGGTCAGTCTCAAGATATTGGATATTCTAAAACTCAATATTCAGCAGTATTATATTACTGGACAACAGCACCAGATGGACATACTATTGAATATTATGCAGCATATGATGGAGTTTTTCCAACAAAAGACCCATCTGATTTATTTGCCAGTGATGTAGAAAGTATCGGTAAACTTGATGTAGAGATTGAATTTAATTGTGATTATGTATGGCATGAAGATTGGGTATATAATAAAATTGCTAAAACATTCCAGGCTCCAGTTTCAGATAGTAAGAAAGTTATTACTGATTATGGTGAAGTAGGTCTTGGATAAAATTAATTAGGAGGAGTATATTATGTTACATCCAGTAATTGAATCTTTGCTTTTTCTTAAACTTGCAAGACAGAGTGTCTGTGAATCTATTGATGCTTCGTCTATAGAGGAAAAGGAAGAGTTAAAAGATTATATTCAAAATGAAGCTTCTGATTATGAAGTTATTCATTTGATCACTTTGGGAGAAATGCCTGAAGTAAAATTTGACAATGACGCAGAAGAAGCTGTCTGGGAATGTTTCCAAAAAGATATGGTTAAATCTTTTGATTATTTTGTAGAAGAAGGTTTTGATGAAGAAGATGTTAAT